CCTTTAACGGCTCAGTCCACAATCTAAATTCCATCATAGATCCACTTAATTTATTTGCACTAAATGGTGTTGTAGAATTACCACCAATATATAAATCACCGCTTCCAGTCCAAAATGCGTTATATGATTGTGAATTAGCATTTGAACCATCAATTGTCAATGTTGATACGGAAGATAAAAGTATTCTATCCAATCCCGCATCATATTTCTTAACAAATAAATCATAATTAAACGCATCACCACTTGCATCAGTATTAGCAGAAATTTTCTTTAGTGACGCATCATCCCAATAAATAACTGACTGGCCTTTTAGATTTCGTAATGAAAGTCCTATTCCTGTCGTATTTGGATAATTTATAGTTTTTGTTACTTGTATTTGTTTCCACTCTGTTGAATTTAGTCCAACATTATGAGATATTCTTATACCACCACCATCCTTTGTATGTATTCCTTCTTGAGTGTTATCCCAATTAACCACATTCCCAGAAGCATCTAATTCATATAATCTTAATTGTGCAACTGAATCCCAAGTATTAAAATCAGATCCTTCTGCTTTCGCCCAAATAGAAAAATTATATTCTTCACCCTTACTTACAGAAGCAAGCGACGCACTTAATGTTGGATGTTCATCAAGTCTGCGAAATAATTTTGTACTCGATCTATAATTTCCAGTAGCAGTATTTGTGTGCTTTAAACTATACGTTCCAGTTTTAACATATGAAGATCCACTATTTATTTCTATCGTACCACGTATAGCACTATTTGACCCTGGTATAAATGGTGGATTAAATAACGAACCCGTTTCAAATGATGGATGTGGAAATAATTCAGGAAGCGTTTTTGATTTTCTTAACATTAAAGAATAATACTCACCTTCATAAATTGGTAACAATGACGAGCTTATTTCCTTCATACCGTCGGATCCTGATAACATGAACGCTACCGTACCATAGTTATCAACTGACCCATTGTCTTTTAATTTAATTGCCCAATCGGAATCTTTTTGTACAAGAATTTGATCAGAACCCGTTACTGCTCTGAATCGCATTTCGATTGTATCTGGTTTTCTACTACTATTAGTATCATCAACCCATGTTGTTTCTACATATTGAGATCCTCTAAATCCTAACGCTTTAGTAAATTTTCTTGATATTTCAAATGAATCTCGTTTCTTTGGATTATTTATTCCACCGTATTCTCGTACACGTAATATAGATGATGGTATACCATAACAATTCATTATTGCTTTAAGTGAACCAATCGTACCTTTAGATTTAAGAATATACGGCATACTTGATATTAACCGTTTTGTAATTTCCTTTGATACATCAGCTTCTGGTGGTGAACTTAAAGATCCAGAAGTATAAAGTGAATACGTTGTTCCACTTAATTTTTGACCAAAACCAATTCTACTTAAATCTAATAAATCCTTCCCATCTTGTATATCCCAACCAAGTGATTTCGCTAAATTGAAAACTAAATCTTTAGAAAATCCTTTAGTTAAATCATTTCGTCTATCTGAAATTTCTGCTATTGCTTTAGTATATGACCACAATTCATCAAATTGCTGGCTAACCATATCAAGAAAATCAAAGAATTGAGAATTTTGTATATCTTCTTTTATGTGTGACGGTAAAAGATTAACTAATCTATTCGGATTATTTTTATCGTACAATGACGCACTATAAATCTGTCCAGTTTTTGATGATAACGCTCCGTACCAATCAGTAAAAGCTGTTGCAGAAGATGATACGGGTTTAAATGGATCTGCATAAGTACCACTTCCTGTTTTCGGCCATGAAGCAGATGGGAATTCTCCCATAGAACTTGTAACATAAGATGAACTAGTATGATATAAATAAGTTTCATAATTATCAAAATTGTTCTTAACATTTCTTATTTTGTTATCGAAGTTAATTAAATCTTTATTAGAATTTGTAACACCTACTAAAGATGAACTATCTGCGGTATATGATTCTATTTGCTGAACTTTATACTTAAAATTCTTTAGTCGCTTTTCTGCTGATGAGAAGTTAATAAAGTTATCATAATTAGAATAATCTAAATTCAAATTAACTGACTTTTCACTACCACTTATATATTTATCTACAATTTCTTTTTGTAATTTAGAATCAGTTGTAATTAAATCACTATAACTTTGTAGTTGAGTTGCTCTTTTCGTAATCGGTGAATCTAATTGTGCCGAATCTGGTACTCTTAATACTAATACATCTTCATCTTCTTGATCATACGGAACTAATTCTACTACTTCTGTTTTTTGTGGTAATATTTCTTTTACTACAAAAACTTTATCCTTATCTTCTATATCATCTGGAAGTGGTTCATATAACTTAAATACTGTGGAATATGGAACTTCATCAAATGCTTTATTATCAGTTTTAACATTTGTTGTTAACAACATCTTATCATCGCCGAAATGTAAATAAGTATTTAAATCTCTTGTATCATTTATTTTATATGAAATAATCCAATCTCTAAACCATTCATTCGATTTAATTACTATACCATTACTATGTATTGTGGTGCCACCAATTGGAAAGTCTATCGGGTGTACTTCACCCTTAAAATCATTATATGATATATTAAGTGTTATAGTATCATTATTCACATCTTCTATTTTTGCTATAAATGGTGAAAGAATTGGAAGAGCATCTGATTCAGAATAAGTTTCTATAAAATCTGCGCTTTGTGAAAGCTCTTGATTCTCCTGCTGATTACCAAATAACTCTTCTTTTGTCGGTATTTCTATAAATCCACTCATTATGGTCGTCCCGTTTCAATACAGCACGGTAAATGTAGTGTTGATGAATCATTAGTTGAATTTGTAATTGTTAATTTTATACCAATATGCATATCCCACGAGTGTAACCTTATTTTAATTTTACTACCTTCTAAAGAATTATCTTCAGTTATTATTAATCCTTCTACTGTTTGATTTGAGTATGGTGTTATAGTAACATCAGTACCAGCTACTATACGTTCCCAAGTATCATCACCACTGGGGTCATCATTATCCCATCCAGTAATTTCCCATCTATAATTTGTAGGTACACCATCTGGTTTTATTGAAATACTCTTTATAATAATCTCACCATCTGGTGCAAACGTAGGTTGATTAAATACAGAATCATATAGATTTGTAATATCGTTTAAATCCATACCAAAATATACAGATGTTTTTCCTTGTAATCCTATTCGGCTAATACCATACGGTAATATATCATCCTCTATACCAACAAATCTATCATATATTGATCCTGGTATAGAATCTAAGTTTCCAACTTTTAACAATGCGCCGCCGGCATTTGATATTATAAATTTTGCTTGAAATTCACCTGTCACTTCGGATTCACCTGTTGGATTAGTTGTACCTGGAGGAGTATAATCTGGTCTAAAATATTGATCCGTCACAAAAACATCTTTTAGTAAAATTGTACCACCAATCATTTCCTTTAAAAAGTTATTTTCACTACTTACAAATTTTAATTCTAAACTAGCTGCAGTTTGTTCCTCATTATCACCAACAAATACTAAATGTGATATATTATCCGCATCTGGAAAAGATACAACCCTTTTAATTGTATTTTGCATATCATAAAAACTTCTTAAATAATTTTCATCTTTTATTTGTTGTGGAAGTACTCTAACTTCTTTTCTAGATGGTGCTATCTCATGAATAAAATATTTATTTTCTTTTAAAAATAACTCCTCACCCACTCCAACTTTTGTAATTTTACCAGTTTCTTCATTTAAATCAAATTCATCAACATACCGTTCATTATTTTTATCCACCAATATCGTTTCATAAGATCCTGCTACTTTCCTTAAAAAATTATATTTTACAACATATTTACCTCTATCATATCCCATTTTCCGTAATATTGTACCAGTTTTTAATTTTACACCACTACCATCTATTAAGTAATCAGCTAAATCTACTACTGAATTTTCTAAAAAGTTATCATTAGTATCATAAATTAAAACCTCAACGTAATCATTAGGATTTTCACCAAAAACACCACCTCGATAAGCATGTTCTGCTGATGACAAATCTATAATTTGTTTAGTTTGTATAAGTTCTAAATCTTTCTTGTTTAATCTACTCATTATTCTACAGGATCTCCATCAGGAATAGAATTTAATATTGATGTACTTACTGTTTTTATATCTACAGCTTTATAACCATTCCCAAAAAATGATCCTAAACTTGGAAATATTCTTTTCTGGTTATTTTGAATTAACCATTTCCTAAAATCATCAGTTTTTGGACTTGTCACTACATCACCATTTACAATATTTTCTGGTAGTTCATCTATAAATAAATCTTCAGATAATTCCGATATATTTCTATCAATTATCTTTTCCAATTTTTTACCTTTTATATATTTAGTTAATTTTTCAGTCTGTTTAGTAAACATGCTCGCACGCAATAAATCAAAAAGTTCAGTTGCTAATTGTTGTAAATCAGGTGGCATTGCTTCTAAATTAGGTTCATATAATATATGAGCATAAAGTGGTGATTCTAAAGACGCATCTTCCATTCCAGTACCAGTTAATATATCTTCAAAAGAATACAACACACCATTTTCATCTCTAAATGGATATGACTTTTGTGAAAATTTTATAAACTTATTTAAATATCTATCACGTAACTTATCTACAAATTCTGTGTAGAAATCTACATTCTCTAATTCTTGCTTTGTATATGGCATTATTTTTCTACTCCGTTATAGTGAGCATTTAAACGTAAATCCTCCATCAAAATATTGATCAATTTCATCAACTGTTCCACTACCACTAACAACTCTAAATAATAATTTATAGTATCGTTCTGGTTGATATCCGTCTAACCAAAGATTAAAATAATTACCAGATGAATCACAACTTAATTTCGATCCACTACCAAAAGGAACTATTACATCATCAGTTTCAGCATCTACAATTGAATAATATGATGAACCACTTGGTAATGTTTTTACAGTTAAACTAGATGGTGTTGTTGAATACGTTTTTGAAGGAAATCGTTCCCGACCTACTATTCTAAATTTTGCTTTTGACTTTTCTTTATATACTGGGCGCAATCCTTTCATATAAACAGTCATATCTTCTAAATTAGTAGATGATAATGCAGATAAAGATCCAGTTGACCATCTGGAATCATCCCACTGCACTTCTAATGTTGGTGGATATTTAGTATTAGTATCAGTTGAAAAGAATGATAAGTTACCCAATAAATCTGTACTACCTTCATCGCTACCGCTATCTAAATTTGCAATACTACCACTTCTTTTTATAATAAATCCATCATTTGGCACTGTACTATCTAACCACTTATTTACAACATCAGATACGTTCATTCTTATATCTGAACTATTGTAATTTAATGATTGTGATGCTTCATAACCACTACCACTATACCACTGTCCACCAGATCCACTAACCGATGTCCATAATGTACCATCTAACTTTCCATATCTATAATACCAACTACTTCCTTCATATGTTATAGGATTATCATATGAACGACCATCACCCATAGTCCACGAACCACTAACTGGATACGCATATAAACTTTGTGATGTTGCTAATGCTGATGGGTGTGCATCGTATAAATTCAGAAAATATTTTGGATTAGTTATTAACCCACTTGAAACTGACTGTGAAATATATGTTAAATCAAATTTAATTAATATTCGTGATACATTAACTGAAGCGCCGGTATCACTTACATCTTTTCTAACTTCTAGTATTTCATCCAATCCAGCATTCAAACTACCACTTTCTTGATATATAGTATTGTCCTTTTCTGCAAATGTAAAATAGTGCATATTTTTACTCCATTATTCCTAAATTATCACCAACTACTTTACCACGTATATCAGAATTAGGAAATTTAATTTCAAATATACTTGGATCTAATGCTGGATACAATACTCCATCTATCAACCCACTTTCAATATCGTAAAAGTTTCCAGAATATCCCTCACTTGTTTTATATTTATTTGTTACTAAAATTAGTAACTTATCAGGATTATTTTCAACTGGTGCAACAATTGAAGATACACCATCAACTAATGACAACTCATACGCAATATCTGAAAGCACTATTGGTTGACCTATTTGCCACCTATCAGTAGTAAAGAAATCCTTTACAGTTGAAACACATCTTAACAATACATCATTTTTGTTAAATCCGATTTTTGTTAAAATTGCAAAATCTACAGCAATATTAATTACATACGCGTCTTTTATATTGACCGCATCTGTTACTAATCTATATTGAGATAAATATGTTTTAAGATTTTCCTTAACAGTTTGATTTAACTGTTCTAACTTTCTATTAGAATTATATCCAAGTGTATACATATTCATAGCTAATGGATTTGGTATTCTAACTTGTAATGACTTAATAGTTTTACCAATATCTTCATTTGTAACTTCACGTTCTAACGAATCAACACCCATAGATTTATTTAATTGATCATCTTGTACTAAATGTACTTTAGCAATATTACCATATTTTGGCGGTAACGCATATGACCGCACAATATAATCTTCTTTGGTAACTGCTCGTTGTTGTGATTGAAAATGTGCTAATGCACTTTCACGAACTTGTCTAATTGTTTGACCAGCAGAACCTCCTGTAGCTGGCTTTGGATTAGTAAATGTTATCGAATCTTTTGCTTCTTGTACCAACGTAGAAGATAATAAACTATCTTGAATTTCATAAGTAATATTAGATATATCAGTAATTTGATTTGAACTTACATTATCACTGATACCACCACCGTAAGAATATTTTATAGTAAGAGTTGTATTAGATGGTGCTAATCCAAACGCCTTTGTTTTCAAAAAATTACTTGGATCAAATGCAACTCCTAATTTAGAAGGACTTCCTGGTAAATTAGAACCAACCATTTCTGGATTTGGTATAACTTCTTCATCTGGATTATCAGATATACCCGCTCCAAATCTTAAAACAGTATTATCATTTTGATTAATATAAGTTGTAAATCTACGAGACGTTTTCTTTAATTTCAAAATATATGGAGCTGTATCTTTATTAGCAACAGAAGTTGAATCATTAGTTGAATTATTTTCCATATCTTCAAATATAGTATCTTGAGCTAATGAATCGACTTCATACCAATTATTAGCATCACTATCTGTCACCGATATAATTTCTATAATTTTTGAATTAGATAATTTTATTTGAGAATACTTTTCAGCTGAATTAAAATTAAAATACTCTGTAGTTATATTACCACTTTCTGCTTTTACCTTCTTTTTTAATAGAAATTTTGTTGGTACGCCACTATCAGTTTCAAAAATTGTAATATCACGTGGATCATATGAACTTGAAAACTTAAAATTGCAATCATCTAATATTCTAAATGTTGTACCTGTACTTGATGCTTTCACAGTTGAATCAGCTTTAACAGTAAGAGCATATCTAAAATCTGGAGTTTCATTTAATGCTGGAACAGTTTGAAATACGTCTAATACAACCGATGATGGTGCAGTAACTTTTGGTTTGTATCCAAATGATTGTGCTATATTATACACATTTCGTTTCTCTTCAGCATAAGCTAATAATGATTCTCTAAATTGTGAATCGATATAATATGAAAGTACATCACCTACATATGCTGCCATTTCTATAAACATCATTCCAGGAGACGCTTCATTAAAATCGTTGTATGTATCTGGAAAATATACTTTAGCAAACTCAATCAAATTATCTCTAAAATCACTAAAGTCCTTATTTAAATAGTTTACCTGCTTTACTACATTCTTTTTTACACTTGTGCGTGCCATCTAAAAACTCCTTATACTATAGTAGCCGTATATGCCGTATCTAATGTTATTTGTTGTTGTGTTTGAGGATTTAACACTGTTGTATATCTTAACTGAACGTGGATTTTGTTTTTATCACCCTCTTCTGTTAAAATATTTACTTCTTGTATACTAATATATGGCAACCAAATAGATACAGACCGTCTAACTTCCTCTTCTATCCTTAAAGATAAAACATCAGTTATTTGTTCAAAACATAACTCCCGTAATCTACTTCCAAATTCAGGTTGACCGACTCGTTCACCTGGATAAGTTAATAGTAAATTCTTCAAATTGTGTTTTGCTTGTTCTAATGATGTTTTGGTCATTTTAAAATCATTATATTTATCTTTTCGTAATGGAAAAGATAATCCTATATAAATATTAGGATTTAAATCATTTTCTAATGCTGACATTTACTATTTCTCCGTTTTATTATTCATCGCTTTCATTAAATCTGAATAATCTCTTGTTAATGCATCTGTTATATGCTCTGGTACATCGTGAACGGATTTACCAACTTTTTGAAGCGTATCGACTGCTACCATATCTCTCTTAACTTCTTCTGGTTTATTTAATCCCATAAGCTCATTTACGCGACTTGAATCAAATGCTTTACCACTTAAAGTTGGATATTCATCAGTTTGTCTTTTAGATAACCCAACAGTTTCATTCAAAACTTTATTTAACTCTTCATTGTCCGTATAATACTTTTGTGATTTTGGTTCTGAAACTTCTGGGATAGCACTTTGTAAATCAAGAGAAGTTTCCTCTTTAATAAATATCTTTTTAACTTCTTTTTGTACCTCTTTACGAACTACTTCTTGTATTATTTTCATTAACTGTTTCTTAGTCATAACAACTCCTCTATTTTTTCAATTTATCTAATGACGGTTTTTTTGGTATTTTTACACCTTGTGCTAACTTCGCGGCCTCAGCTTCTGGATCCGGTAATGGTGGAATAGGTGGAATATCAGGTATTTTAAACTTAGGGTCTGCAGTTACCACTTGTTTATTTAAAAATGTTTGTTTTGTAATCACTCCTGTTAATCTCCCTATTTTATCAACTAACAATTTAGCTTTCGGTATTAATAATGGTGGAGTAGCAACTAAAAGTAGTAGTTGTTGAATATCAGTAAAAATTGTCAGAATATCACTTTGGAATTTTAACATTACATCACCTCTAACTGTCGGAATCATTGGTGCTCTTGGATCTCCCATTTTTATAGTTTGTCCTTTTTTAGCATGTATAATAACATCATCTGCTTCAAGTAACAATTTTTTTGATGCTCTAATATTAATATTACCATTTCTCGCATTAAAAAATAACTTATCTGAACTCATTACAATACTTTTTTCATCAACTTTTGCAGTAGGAAAGTTTGGATTATAAATACTAATAGTTTCATTTGTAGATAAATATATAGAACTTCCGTCTTTGTTAATATTTTCCTTTGCTGGTATATTAATAGTATCATATTGTTTATCTTGTCCCACTCTTATTCTAATATTTGGAGATTGATTTTTTGGATTACTTCCAAGTTTGATTGAATTTCCGAATCTACCCTCATAAACAACATCACCCTCATTGACATTAACTCTGCTTATTTTTGGATTCCTTTCAAACGTATCACCATATTTAGTATTCTTTTCATATGTTCCACTTGCACCTGGAATAGAATTCTCATTCGGTGAATTTTTTCTGTTTATAATACTTATATAGTAATGTTGTCCATTATATTCTGTAACTACTACATGCTCACCAATTAAAGGTATATTTACTATCTGTGGCATCAATGGTAAAACTACTCCACCTAATACTGGTTGATTAGGGTTATTAATAAAAGTACCTAATACAGCTCCATGATTTTGACTATCATTCATAATTACTTCTTTAACCTCAAATGCTTCTGATTCATGATAATCATATTGAGAAGCATTAATTATTTTCTTTACCATCGAACTTATACGAGCATATGTTGGAATACCTATAGGGTGGGATGTAGTCGTATCTACAGTTCTTTTACGTTTCCATGCCATTTAATCTACCTTTTTTGCTATTTCTATCTTACTGTGGATTTTATCTGATTCTACTTGTATATCTTTTATAGTATCTTCTATATTTGATACCAATTGTTGCTTCTCTTCTTCAGTTAATCCAAATTCATCTTCACTTCCAGCTCTACTCTCTGCTGAAATTAACCGTTGGACTATTCCTGCCATTTTAACAAGTTGGTCATCATTTTTTACATTTATTTCCAAATACTCTTTTATCATAGGAACTATTTGTATTGCAGTATCACCATCCTTTATAAATTGAACAAGTTCTTTTGTCAATACATCAAGTTGTTTTCTATTAAATTGGGTATTATCGTAAATGTCCTTAAATAATGATGATAGTGATTTACCATCAAAAATTTCATAATCTATTGCCATAATTTACCTCAAATATTATTACTCAAATATAAATATAATATAACCAAAAAACCGTAGTATATAAATATATATCAAAAATTATTATTTATCTACAAATATAGTTATTATTAGGGGTTTCTTAAAGAACCAAGCACCCCCTTTTTTGTAACTAACGGGAGATAACCATGAAGGAAATCATAACAACAGTAAAAGGATATGTAGACGACTTAGCTCATTTACTTATGTCCTTTGTAGCCATAGGTGCCATTTCTGAAGTAATATTTGGAAGCGGTATATTTGGCGTTAATGTTATAGGTAACCTAACATCCATCATAAATACGTTCGGCGAATCTGGTTTCGCTGGATTAGTCGCACTATTAGTGCTGGTGGGTTTATTTCGTAAATAGGAACGGAATAGTTCTATATTCCTATAATATAGGACAACAAAAAAGGGGATCGTAAAAAATCCCCTTTTATTTATATAATAAATATATATGTTATTTACTGAATCGGTCACTCACTTCCATAGCAGCCCAACTATCAGGTTTTAATACACCCTTAAATCCCATACCCATACAATAACCAAGTACTTCTTTTCCTGTTACAAAATCTACCAGTTGCAAAACTTCCATCGTGTTTTTCATTAACCTTGGTCACCGCTGGTATTGTGGGAAGTAATGGAGTCGAACCACTCGAGCCCGAAGGCAACAGATTTACAGTCTGTCCCGCTACCCCTACGGTATAACTTCCCAAAATAATACTGAAGGATAGGGATAGAATCTATGTTCATCAACTTGTTGGAAGTTTTCACATATGGACGGTTATACCAACTCATACCGTTTCTATTTGTTCCCTACCCGGAACAATATTGTAGTCGGAGGGAGACTTGAACTCCCAAGCTCAATTGAACGGCAGATTTTAAGTCTGCTATGTATACCAATTCCACCACTCGACTAATGTGGACCCACCCGAACCCGAATCGGGAACAGAAGATTAAAAATCTCCTGGTTTACCAGTTAACCTATGGGTCCAATTATCTAATTCTTTTCAGAATCTTCTAGTACTTTAACAACCACTTCCAAGTTAAAAGAATCATCAACTTTGATTCCTACTGGTTCATGTCCAGCTTCTCTTAACTTTTTGAAAAACAAGTGTAAATCATTTCTTACAAAGAAACCACCTTGCGCTTTTCCTTCAAAGTCATCTACCCAAAATGTAATTTCATTTTTCATACTATATCCTTATTCTCATTTATTAGTTTTCAGTCTATATCCTTAAAGTTGTACTTCCAGATGGAATTGAACCATCATTTACAATTATCAAAATACCACTTTTTTTTAAAAAATAGATCCTGTATTTGAAGTATCTATTTGACCACATGCAGTAAATTCTTCCATCATATTAAAATAAAACATTTTCATTTGATTAATTACTCTTGTGATGTGTTGTGTATTTGAACCAGTCATTTCACGTATCATAATATATAACGCTTTCTTATTAAAATTTTCAATATGTTCTCTTCTTTTAAATAACTCCAATACTGAATCTGCTACTAGTATATCCTTTTTACGCTTAAATATATTAGTTATATTATTTTCCCAATATTCTAACATTTGATCTACAAATTCTATATTAAACTCATCAATCAATTCACCAGCCCCCTCTGAATATGTATTTCTTTTAAAATCTAATACATCTACTTGATCTTGATTTTTCATTTTTTTATAGTTATTATTATTATTTAGTATCAAATAATTTTTACCTACTATTGAAAAATATGAAAACGCCCTACCCTTATCTGGATTATACTTATGCATCTGTAATACAAGAAAGGATACCACTTCGTGCTTTACATCTTCAAATGGGTAGTCAAAATAATAAAACTTAAAAGTGTGAATTAAATTTTCTGCTAATTTATCAAATGCGGCTGCAATGTGTTCTTGATAAATTTTATTTTTAATAGCTGGATCAGTCGTATTATTATATCGTATAATAGCTTCTTGTGTTGGCATTCCAAAATAAATTTTACTTTTCTTCTTTCTCTTCCTCTTAACTGACATTAGCATCTTCTCCTTTTAAATTATCTAATTGATTAACTGTTTCTTTAATTTGGTTAAAAATTGTTCCAATTTCATCGTCCGCTTCAAAATGACCAGTAGAATCAATATCTCGCAAGTCATTTTGAATTTTTTGTATTCTTTGTGTAAACTCTTCAACCCAAGTTTCTAGCAATTCAGTTTTTCTAAATAAGTTCCAAATCACATACATGTTTAATACAAATATGACAATAAAAACTCCCAATACTATTTCTGTAATCATGAGTTATCTCCAAATAATTCATCAAATAAATCTTTTGATTTTTGAGAAAGTTGATCAGATGTTTCATCCATAGTTACAGCTTTCTTAATATTTTCTACATTCTGTTCCACTTTAATTTCTTCAGCTACTTCACCACGTTTCCATTCATCGTATTCAATATGAGTAGCCATACTATCAGCTTGATGTAAAATATAAGCAATATTAGATTTTAAGCCCCAATCTGGATTCCAACTAATATAATACGATTTATTTGCTTCTTCATATAAACCATCAGTTAATCGTAATCCAATATATTCATTTTCTGACATAGGAATTTTAAATTGACCTAACAAAAATATAGCTCTGTCTGTAACTGTCATATACGACAAATCACCATTATGAGTAAAGATTTCACCACGATTCTTTCTATGCCACTCTGAATCTTGAGGCACATAATAATCGTTGTCCATATCACCAACTTTTCCCAGATCGTGATGTAATGCAGCGAAAATCAATTCTTCATCTGTAAAATTAATTATAGCACCATTCTTTTCCCACAGCTCTTTAATCTGTACTGCTAATTCAGTTACATGAAGAACGTGTTCTACATAACCACCTACATGTGCATTGTGGTAATGTTCTTTACCACTTGCGGGCGCTAACACCATCCTATCTTCAAAGTAATCATACATCTCATTAAGCTTTGTTAGTCGCTCGCCTTCAAATGCTTCTGTGATCAATTCACGTAAACTATTCCAATTATTTAGTATTTGTTGTTCTGTTAATTGTTTCATTTTATTTATTTCTCCATTCATAACCATATTTTGTAAATTTAATTTCATTCATATTTCTAAGAGCATTTCTGTACCCATTAAACTTTATTCTAACACCCCAACCCATATGATCTAGAATATCTTTTTTAGTTACAAATCTCTTCTTCTTAATGAACTCTTTTATCTCTAATAAACTTTCTGTTTCTCTAACTGCTTTTAAATCAAATACACTATCCCAACCATCAAACCATTTGGAAATGCGCTCTTCCCACATCATACTTTTAGCTAAATCTGTAGTATCATAATCAATAGGATTATCTAACATAGCATTAAATTTATTCTTAAAATCTTTTCTATCATCATACAAGTATGGATATGGATCTTTAACCACACTAACCATTTCAGGATAGCATAACTTATTTGGTAACAAGTATGGAACACCAACAGAAAATCCATCCGTTGTAGAAATACTCCACGCCGAATATGTCTGAAATGTGCCTACACCAAATTTCATCGATGATAAAAAGTCCATATATTCATCTCTGCTTTCACACCTAACTTTCTTATTCCAAGGTCTATCCACATGAGTTAATGTAGTGTATACTTTAAAGTCTTGTCTTTGTTCCCATATTTCATCAACTACTTTCACAAACCATTCCCAACCAGTATAACCAGCCCCTCGGTGATTAAACACTACTGTTTTATCTTTATATGTATCTCTAACATTAATACGATCAACTCCCAAATAGTGTGGTTGAATAATTTCATCTAATCTATCTAATACTCTATCATTCCAATGATTACTTGCATTCTTTATTGTTAATTGTTTCAACCAATCACTATTTACACCACATTCATCCATCATTAACAAACCAGCAACACTTAAATACAACGCTCTGGCTGGATCTAATTTATGTACACCGTTTCTATCACCATATGAAGCATTTTCAGGTACTTCAAACCAATGTGAATACCCAATAAATTTTGGTGTAATATTAGAATTGTTATGTAAACAATTAGCCATCTGTAAAGTATGTTCTGGCAAATGAGAATACACTATATCAAAATCATTATTTCTCCAATCAACATGATTCATAAATTGTTTTGTATTAAAATGTTGACGCATCTGATTAATATATGTAGGTAATTCATACATTCTTTGATCTACATTTGGAAAGTTTAATGACTTGACAAATTCAGGAATCAAAAGAGTGAAATGTATGTTCCATCTTTTACTCATATAAGGTAGAACATGCCTTAATACCTCTACTAAACTATCTGCTTCTAAATTTTGTCTATAAGTATAATTTCCATATAACAATATTTTATAATCATATTGATTATTTTCATACTTATCTTCTAAAAAATTACTTATATCTTTTATCATTATTTCTCCTCTTCAATAAAATATTCATCTACTTGTATCATATAATCCGTAAAATCTTTCAATTCTATTTGTTCATCATCATCCAATTTATCAGTTGAAAAAATTTCCACTAATTTTGTCTTATCTGCCAATGCATCATATTTTTCTTCTTTAAGTAAGTAAGATTTGTGAGATTCAACAAACCTTCCATACTGAATTATATACCAACTCCAAAAAACTATATTAGAAACTTCAAAATTACAATCTTTCCAACTTCTATTAAACCATCGTGCTTGAATAATAGTATTGTCTAATGTATATCCTGCTGTCAAAAGTTTTTCTCCTAAATCAAAACCTGACTTTTCTCGCCAAGAACTATTAGAAATATCAATACCACCGAAGTCTAATACTCTAAAGTCATCTTCTGATAAATCACTTTCTGTAAGTTTCTTATTGAATTTGATAACCTCAAATATTAAATTATCCCGCGGTGTAAAAAATGTATCACGCAATTGACTAATGTGATGTCGAGCGATTTCGTCTTTTGTCATATCACTACTACTTGATAACATTTCTTCATAAACTGGTTTTACTAATGTAGTAAATCTACCATTTATATCTCCAGCTGCTTGAAAGTATGAATCATCTTCACAAATGGATTCTAACTTTTCGTACAATTTATCTAAGAATTGTATTGTTTTACTTGAAACTTCTTGCTCACTAAATCTACCATTTGTTCCGATATTGTTATCAATTAAGTGAGTGATTGCCAAAATACACATAAGTCCAATACTTTCACTCAAAACATTAGTGTGTTCTAAGTTTATTAATTTTTTATCTGTACCATAATTGTTTGCATACTCTTTATATAATTCTTTCTTCTTTTGGTCAAAAGTATTCCAAGCAGTTTTATTACTGATAATATATGTAAACAATCTAATCTTTTCTGAAGCATTATCATAATTTATATTATTAGCTTCAAGATTTTTTAGTATATCTAATACCTTTTGTCTATTTCCGATATCAAACAATGAACCCATATTAATAAAATCTTTATCTGAATAGAACAATCCTAAAAGCAGCATTGGAATAACATGCGCATATTCGTCACCGTTTAATTTCTTTTTATATTTTGCAATTGCTTGGTTAAATATAACTGAATCACTTGTTGATGTAAATTCCTCAATTTGATGTATATCTCCAATAAGTTTTGAATATTGTAAAACATCTTCCGTATATTTTTCTGGTCTACCATACTTTTGAGTTAAGAAAGTATAGAAATCTAACTCACCTAATTGGTAATGCAACCACATATTCACCATAAGATTAATTGCTAATAATTCGTTAGCGTGAGTATCAACACTTTCTTTTGACATATCCATAGCGATTGGATATTCCATTAAATAATTGTTAAATGCAGGAACTTTATCACAAATATCTTTTACAGATACCATATGATTGTCTTTTTTAACTTTTTGTTCTTTGTATTTCACAACCATATCTTCTAAAACTCTACGAACTTTTGAATAAATTTCTCTGGCTTCTGTTCTATCTTTATCTTTATAGTTATGAATCTTTTTAACTTTTTCTTCTTCTTTTTTTAGAACTTGTAAAACTTCGTGTATATTAAACATTTGATTATCAAAGTTCATACAAACGATTTCAAGTATGTGTCCTCTATCTTTCAAAAAGAATACACCTGGAACAGAATTTTTATCATTGAACAAAGATATAGTGATTAAATTTGGAGAAGATCGTCTGGCACCCATTCTTAAAATATATCCAAGCTTGTCTTTTCTTACTGACGTAATATGAATAGCGGGTGGGCGATTTCTTGTAGAGTTGTAAATTAAATGTCCTTTTTTATCGTGTAACGCCTGATTCCATTGACGACCTTGATAACCACCAAACACTTTTCTGATTTCACTAAAAGAACCTGTAAGTACTTTTTTCAAATCATCAGCGGTGACAAAGTATTTTAACTCTTTTTCTACATTATCTATTTTGTGTTTTATTATTTTTATCATTAATTTTTATTTCCTATTAGTTATTTATTAGTTAATTTCGATACCTTAATATACAACTAAAATTTGGTATAGGTGAAGTGTTTTTATTCGATACCCTATACTTTCTCACCTAC